AGGTTCTTTCCTAACCAAGTGCTGAGCGACACGCAGTTTGTCGCGATCGATGTCGATGTCGGCAAGCGCCGCATGGCGCCCTTCGTCAGCCCCCTCGTTGAGGGGAAACTGGTCGAGCAGCGGCGCATCCAGACCAACGTTTTCGAGCCGGCCTACATCAAGGACAAGCGGGCTCCCGACCTTCGGCGCCCAGTTCGTCGCATGATTGGCGAGCGCATCGGTGGCGAGCTGACCGGTGCCGACCGTGAGATGGCAAATCTGGCATCAGAGATGACCGATCAGATTGACATTCTGACTCGTCGCCTAGAGTGGATGGCCGCGAGCGCCCTGACCACGGGCACCGTTACGGTTGCCGGTGATGGGTTCCCGACCCAGGTGGTCGACTTCGGCCGTGACCCGAGCTTGACTTTGGCCCTGAGCGGCACTGCCGAATGGACTGCGGCCAACGTCATCACCTCGACCGGTGCGCCAGGCACGGCTACGCCGTCTGCCGACATCGGAATTTGGCAGGCCCAGATCCTCAAGCTTTCGGGCGCCAATGTTACCGATCTGGTCTTCTCCACGAGCGCGTGGAATGGCTTCATCTACGATCCCACAATCAAGGGTGCGGTCTATTATCCGCGCCTTGGTGAGAGTGGCAATCTCATCGATATCGCCCCGCAAATCGCCAAGGGCGCCGTCTACAAAGGGCGCTGGGGTCAGTACGACCTCTGGCTCTACAATGAATGGGCGGTGGACGAGAATAACTACGAGCGCCCCATGATTCCCGATGGCATGATGGTCATGACAGGTCCCGAGTTGATGGGCACCCGCGCGTTCGCTCAGATCATGGATCCGGACTTCAACTATGCGGCACTTCCCTTCGCGCCGAAGACCTGGACTCAGCATGATCCGGCCCAGCGCTTCCTGATGATGCAGAGCGCTCCTCTGGTCATCCCGTCGCGGGTGAACGCCTCGATGGCGATCCAAGTGTGCCCCACGGCGCTCAACTTCTAATTTCGGAGAAAGCCAGTGGCGAAAGCTGATGAGACCCCTGTCATGGTGCAGGCGGTCGTTGCTCCGCGACGCTCTGTCGTGGTTCAGACGAAGGAGGGCGCGCATCGTCGCGCCGTTCCGGGCGAGATCGTTAATGTATCAGCCGAGACCGCAGCGACGCTTCGTGCCGGCGGCTTTCTGATGCAAGGCGACGCGCCCCTCTCTGCCGAAGTGAAACGTGAGGCGATTACTGACGCCAAGCCGACCGTCAATGGCCGCGACGGCAGCACGGTAGGCGTTCCTGACGCGCGATGATTGACTGGGACCTTCTCGTCGGCCAGCCGACCAACGGCATCTTCGGCGAGACGGTTGAACTCGCCGAGGCTTCTCCCTGCCCCCGGACATTTCAAGGCGTCTTCGACTCTGCCTATCTGGAGTTGCAGTCGCTGGGCGGGGAGATGATCGCCGACCTGAACATCACCACCCGCCAGCCGGTTCTTGGTGTGCAGCTCTCGACCATGCCCGTTGAGCCCTTCCAGGGGATGGAGCTTGTCATTCGTGACAAGATCTATTCCGTGAAAGAAGTCCGCCCAGACGGCCACGGCCACGCCAAACTGCTCCTCAACCTCGGATCGTATGAACCATGACGGTTGTCCGGACTCAAATCCGCGATGCCGTCGTGGCTTCGATCAAGGGCAATACGACCGCCGGGAACGAGGTCTGGTCAGCCCGTGACTGGCCATCTACGACAGACACGCTCGGCACTGGACAGATACTCGTCTTCGCCCTGAAGGAACGCAAAGAGCGCTTCCGAAGTGGCGGATTGATGTACACCACCACGGCCACGATCGAGGTTCTTGCGCGCATCGCGCGCGGCGGCCCCGAGACCGGCATGCGCATGATCGATGACCTGGCGCAGCAGATTGCTGCAGTCGTCATCTGCAACATGCCGCTGCGGGAACTTGGCGTCCAATACGCCCCTAGCGTCGACACCGATATCGTCTTCGGATCAGAAGGCGAAATGGCCGGCGTCGCGCAGGCGAAGATAGATTTCTCCTTCGAATATATCGAACAATATCAGCCCGGCCCCGGCATTCCGCTCAAGGCGATCACGAATTCTACCGAAGGTAGTTTCGGCAGCTTCAACGCGCCCATCCCTCAATAGGAAATCACCATGAAGGTCTATCCAGTTGCGGGCGGTCGCGTCCGTGATCCGCGCACGCTCGCCATCATCCCGGCTGACGGTTACGAGGTCCCCGACAATGACTTCTACTGGCTGCGCCGGATCGCTCATGGCGATGTGACCGTTGGCCCCGCTGCCTCCTCGACCCCCACCATTTCTGCTGAGGAGACGCACTGATGAGCGGCTCGATCACATTTTCGACCATCCCGCTTTCCACCCTTCTCGTTCCGATGGTGGCTGCCGAGGTTGATGCCTCTGGCGCCAATACCTCCGGCCAGATATATCGCGGGCTGAACATTGCCACGATGGCGTCAACGGGCACCGCTCTGCCGGGGGTCCCCGTTCTCGTTTCGGGAACGTCCGACTCTGGCGTCCTCTTCGGCATCGGCTCCATGGCCTACATGATGGTCGCCGATTACCGGAACCAGGACCCGTTCGGCGAGCTGTGGGTGCTGCCGATCGCACAGCCGGGCACCGGTAGCGCGCCGACAGCCACGATGACCATCACCGGTCCCGCGACCGCTTCCGGCAACCTCTTCGTCTATATCGGCGGCCAGCTTGTTACTTGCCCCGTTACGGCCGGTGATGCGGCCACTGCCATTGCCACTCACTTCGTGGCCGCATGCAGCCTGTCCCTCCTTCCCACCCTGCCAGTGACGGCGACCGCCTCGGCTGGCGTGGTGACCCTCACCGCGCGCGACATTACGGTATCCGGTTCGGATATCGACCTGCAGGCGAACTATCTCGGCTCGGCCGCCGGCCAAGCCACGCCGGCTGGCGTCACGCTCGCCTTCAGCGTCACGAACATGGGCGCGACCGGCGTTGCGAACCCCTCGATCGCAACTGCTCTTGCTGCCCTGGGATCACACGCCTTCGACTTCATCATGTGCGGCCTCAATGATGCGACGAACCTTCCGCTGGTTGCGGCGCTACTGAATGATACGTCCGGGCGCTGGAGCTGGGAGCAGGAGCTTTTCGGTCATGGCGTCGCCTTCAACAATGGCAACCTGTCCGCTCAGGCGTCTTTTGTTGCCGCACTGAACAACCAGCACCTCAGTGTGTTCGGCGGCTACAAGTCACCTTGGCCGATGTACCGCTGCGCCGCCGACGTTGGCGGTGCTTGGGCGGTGAGTACGCGCGCCAATCCGGCACTCCCAGTTCAGAACATCGACCTGAACATGCTCGCCCCTCCCCTTCCCTACCGTCTCGACATCTCCGACCGCAACATTGCGCTGACGGACGGAGCTTCGACCATCAAGACCACGGGCGCTAGCCAGACCGTGCTGGAGCGGATGGTGACGACCTACACGACGAACGCGGCGGGCGCGCCTGATAACTCCTATCGCGACGTCGAGACGATGGACACGCTCACCTACCTCATTCGCGATCTGCGCACCTACTTGGCGTCGACCTATGCTCGGAAGATTCTCGTGGCGGATGGCACCCCCATCACGGGCGGCTCCTCGATGGTCACTGCCCAGAGCATCAAGGCTGACATCATCTCGCGCTACCGGACCTACTGCAACAACGGCCTGGCGCAGAACTATGCGACCTTTGCCGCGAACGCGGTGGCGCAGAACGTGGGCAACGGCAACGTTGCTCTGCAGCTCCCGTTCGACCTGGCGAACCAGTTGCGCGTCCTGGCGCTCAAGATCGCCTTCGTGAAAAGCTGAAATTCGGATGCCATTCGGCCCTTAGGCAAGGCCGCAGCTGCGTCGTGAGGCGCCGCATTCCCTTTGATGGAGCCTTTCAGCCATGAGCGGCAGCACCGCCTACAATTCCTATATCGGAACGACGGATCTCGTCGCCGGTATTGCCTCCCTTACGATTGATGGCGAGGTCTTCAACGTCATCACGGCGAACTACTCGCCGGCCAACATCGTGATCGACACCCTTTATGGGTTGAACGGCATCCAGGGCCTTTCTGGTAAGCCGCGCGCGGGATTCATTTCCGCGCAGTGCCGAGATTCAGGAAACCTGAGCGTCGCCGCGATTTGCGCAAAGCGCAGCTCGACCGTCGTTCTCGTCACTGCTTCGGGAAAGACAGTCTCCGGCACCGGTATGTGGTTCGCTGGCGAGCCAAGTGAGGTTGAGGTTGCCGAGGGCACCTTCAATCTTCGCTTCGAAGGCCCGAATGTGGATGAGGTACTGACATCGTGATCGTCGATCGCACCAAGACCATAGAACTGCCGAACCCGATCAAGGAGGGCGCGATCCCGATCAGTAGCTTGATCGTTAACCCTCCGACAGTGGGGGTCCGCCGCAAGGCCGCGTTCCATCTTCGTGGCGGCGTGAATCCAGAATCGGAAGAAAAATTCCGCATTGCCATTATCGCGGGCTGCACTGGTCTCACCGACCCCACGATCGAGCAACTCGACTATGACTGTATGAACGAGGCTTGGCAGCATGCCGCCCGTTTTTTGATGTATGTCCCCGAGGATATCTCCAGCTAGCGATAGACCTTGGTTGTTGCCTTCACTGGTCTCCCGCCGACGTTGATAGCCTGGAACTCGATATGATCACGCTCTGGATCGATCGCTTCAAGGCGGTCAACGCGCCCCGCGAAAAGAAGGTGCGGCGCCGATGAGCGATTCTGCTTTCCTCGGCGCCGCCTCCGCAAATGCCGTAGCAGTCGCGAATGACGACGTTACCATCATCTCGGGTGGAGTTGCCTGGGGTGGTTGGGAAGAAGTGTCGATCTCCCGTGGCATTGAGACGATCCCATCCTCATTCAATTGCCGTGGCACCGAGCGCTATCCTGGGGCGACTGGCGATAGCACCGTCGATATCATCCCCGGCAGCCCGTGCGTCATCAAGATTGGCGCCGATACGGT